ATTGTTTATGCTTTTTTTTTCAATTAATCGAAATTTATCAGGAATATTAGGAAAAAATACATTACATTCATACTCTTTACTTACTCTGCTTAAATATATATTGTCAATCAAATTATTATCTAAAAATAATTTATATATTTCAGCTCCACCTACAACCCAAACTTCATCATATTGTTTATTTTTACAATATTCAATAACATCGTCTATTTTTTTAAAATAGTAAGATCCATCACCATTTGAATAATTTTTTCTACTCAATATTAAATTATCTCTATTTTTAAGAGGTTTCACAGGTAAGCTTTCCCATGTTTTACTTCCCATAATTATTGCATTATTTAATCTTCCTTTTGTAGTTTTAGAGAAGTGCTTTAAATCATCTGGTTCATACCAAGGTATGGTATTGTCATATCCTATTCCATTTTTATTATCCACTGCAACGATTATATTAAAGTTCATATTAATTATTAAATAATATGAACTTTTTATATATATGTCACAAATATTTAAGGTATATAATTGTAATGTAAAAGGAAATTCTATATCTAGTGTTTTGGTTTTTGTTGGTTACGACTCTGACGAATATCAAAAAAGATCGGGTGATGATGAAATTTTAAAAAAAATCTTTACTGAAGAACAAATAGTCTATATAAATAAAAATAAAATACCTATCAAATTTGTTAATTATTATTTAAATATTGATGATACTATTAAAGTTATTAAATATAAGATAATTTCAGCTTTAGAAACCAAATTATCTGTAGAAGAATTATATTTATTTTATGAAAGTACTACTAACATTAGTAGTATAGATGTTTATAATAAAATAATCAAAAACCAAAAAAGTAGTGGTTACAATAGTATTTTTACATATTTAAGTAATATTTCAGGTATTGATCCTACATTAATTGAAAAAAAAGACACATATAATTATGATGATATAATTAAATTAGGCATTGATAAAATAGATTACACCATAGATATACCTATTGGTATAAATAATACAGATTATACAATATATAATCCTTTTAAATTAATGAAATATTATTCTATATTTTCTGCTCTAGATTTTAACGAAGATGATTTTGAGAATATTGTATCACAAAATAATAATATTTTATTAGACTACAAAAATATATCTTCAAATACTATATACTTATTTACTGCAAATAATATTTTAACTAATTTAGATGATACATTTGATAAAAATTTAATACTAAAATTGTATTATCCACAATTATTAGAAAAAAACATAAACACTTTAGATTTATATAATAGTAATAATAATACTTTAATTACAAATACAAAACAGGCTATTTCTTCAAAATCTTTTATAAAAACTAATGATAATATTACTATGTTGTATGAAATATATAATAAGAAATCTTCTGATCTGCCATACATAATAAATGGAATAAGTAAAATTCAATTAACAATATACCCCAGAGTATCTTTTAAATTTCCATTGGATATAGTTTTTAAATTGCTGCAAACTAGCGAGAATTTACCTTTAATTAAATATAATCCTGGAAATAGAAAAGAAAAATTATATCGATTATATTCAGATAAGATTGCTACTAATGGTAACAAAATACCTTATTTAAATAAAGCTAAGGTATTTAAAATGCAAAAAAATATAGCTAGAACAAAAAGCGTATCTTGTTTGATATTAGCCGATGGAAATACTGAAATAATATGTAATTTTAAAGAAGATGGTTCTATTAATATAGAATTTTCTTATTTTAAAATACCTGTTAGTGTAGCTAAAATAGATGAATATATTAAAACCTATGTTAATCCTATTATTGAAGTAATTAAAAATTTTTTAGAGCAAAGTGGATACACATTTATTTTATATGAAAATATTAATGAACCTAATATAGAAATAAACGATTTATCATATTTTACAAATATTCCTGTAAAGAGAAACATTAAAATTTCTGAATATATAGGATGTTTAAATGATGTTTTTAATGTTTATAAAGATGATTTATCCAAGGAAATAATATTAAGATACAAAAGAGTTTCTAATTTTAATGAAATGGATAGTTTAGAAGCCTTTATAGTTACACAATACACTCTTAAAAAATCCACAAGTGATATAGTTTCTTTAATTCAACAAAATTTTGCTATGTCAAGAGAAAAGGCAGAAACAAAAATAAGAGCGTTTTTAAATGATGTACAAGTTGAAATGGATGTTAATGATTCGAAAAAATTAAAAATAAGATCTAATCCAGGTTTTGAGGTTATAATTAATAAAGAGCAATTTACAAATAATATAAATATTCTTGTTAATAATATTAACAATATTGCTTATCTTAAAACAATACCTATTTACATAGATACATTAATAAGAATTTCACAAAAAGAACCCATTAGTATTGATCCAGAATTTCTTAACAATATGTGTAATATAAAAGTTAAAAGTTTTGATGAAGAAAAAGAAAAAGAAAAAGAAAAAGAAAAAACTCCTAAAACTATCGCATCAATTAAACCAGTTGGACTAGAAAAACAAAGTGATTTATTAGATCTATTTTTTGATGATGATGATGATGATGACGATGACGATGATGATATAGCTGATGATGATGACGATGATGATGACGATGATGATGTGGATGATGATGATGATGATGTGAAAGAAGTAACAAAAATAAAAAAATCTAAAAAATTAATAATTAAATCACCCAAACCTAAATCACCTTCGCCTTCGCCTAAGCCTAAATCGCCTTCGCCTAAGCCTAAATCGCCTTCGCCTAAGCCTAAATCGCCTTCGCCTAAGCCTAAATCACCTTCACCAAAGCCTAAATCGCCTTCGCCTAAAGATGAATTTACAGAACAATTAAAAAGTAAAAGACCATCTATAGATAAAACTATTGTAAAAAATATGGTTGTAGATGAGGATGAAGATGATGATAAAGATAAAATAGATACATTACCTTCTCCTACACCAAGTGATGACGAAATAGATATAGGAGAAGAAATAGATATAAATGACGAAATAGATATAGGAGAAGAAATAGATATAAAAGACGAAATAGATATAAAAGAAGAAATAGATATAGACGCTTTACCTACTCCGACACCTACTCCAAGCGATGATGAAGATGAAGAAGATGATAGTAAGCAAACCGGTGGCGTAGGAGATGAGTTGGAGAATGATGTTACAGGAATGAAGTTGTCTAATCCCAATCCATTTGAAAACAGATTACAAAAACGTGATCCAAAGTTATTCTTGGTCAAGAAAGAAGGTAAATATAATGCGTATTCGCGATTATGTCCTTCGAATTACAGACGACAACCAGTTATTTTAACAGATGAAGAAAAAGAAAAGATAGATCGTGAAAACCCTGGTGCATATAATGAAGCGATTAAGTATGGTTCTTCAAAAGAAAATGAACATTGGTATATATGTCCAAGATATTGGTGTTTATTGAATAATATGCCACTTACAGAAGAGGATGTTAAAGCTGGAAAGTGTGGGGGAAAAGTTATACCATTTGGTGCAAAAAAAGTGCCAAAAGGTGCATATATTTATGAATTTAAAGGACAAGCAGATGGTTCTCCGAATATTGATAAAAATGGTAATTATGTACCATTATATCCAGGTTTTACAAAAGATGATTCGCATCCAGATGGATTATGTGTTCCGTGCTGTTTTAAGTTATGGGATAGTGAATCACAAAAACAAAGAAGAGATGAATGTTTAAGTAAGTCAGATGAAGATAAACCAAAAACAAAAAAAATTAAATTAAATATTAAAAAAACAACAATAGATGAAAGAGAATATATAAAAGGTCCAGATAAAATGCCGTTGGATTTAAATAGATGGGGATTTATTCCAATAAATCTTGAGAAATTCTTTGGCTTTGATAATAAAAGAATAATAAATGATAACAATACAGTTAAAAAATATGAAACCTGTATATTGAGAAAAGGTGTTGAAATTAATTTGCTTCAATCATTTATAGCTTGTATAGCAGATTCTTTCTCGGATAGACCTACATCTATAGTTGAAATGAAAAATATTATTATTTCTTCACTAACTTTAGATAGTTATATAACTTTACATAATGGAAATTTAATAGCTATATTTTATGATGAATCCTTAGAAATAGATGTAAGTAAATATACAAATAGTAATTTTTATAAAAACATAGACTTAAATAATGACAAACAAGTTAATTCATTGAATAAAATTATTAAGTCATTTGAAAATTTTAAAATTTACTTAAGTAGAGACGATATTATGATTGATCATACATATTTATGGGAAATAGTTACAACCCCTAATGATAATCTTTTTAAAATGGGATTAAATTTAATTATTCTTGAATCTTCAGACGATATTACTAATAACATAAATGTTATATGTCCTAGTAATTATTATAGTAGTGCACCTTTTGATACCAAAAAAAGCACATTATTTTTATATAAAAACAATGAATACTACGAGCCTATCTATACATATACAGATAATGATAGAATTGTGAATGTTGGAAAAAGATTTTCATTGAAAGATAAAAATATCCTTCCTAATATTAAAAAAGCAATTTTATTTGTTAAAGATTTATATACTATACAATGTAAACCGAAGAATAGCATATCAAATGATATTTATACATTTAAGGATAACATGAATTCATCAGAAATAATAAAAATACTTAAAAAAAATGGATATATAATAAATCTTCAAGTAATAAATTATGATGGTAAAGTAATAGGAATATTAGCTAGTAAAGATGGTTTGGATGGTTTTATACCAACATATCCATCTAATTTAATAATAGATATACCATACAAATTTATGGATGCAAATGATATATGGAATGATTATTCTAGTACAAAGCTGTTTTTAAATATTACAAGTAAAATTGGTCTATTATGCAAACCTTTATTTAAAGTTATCGAAGATAATTTAATAGTTGGGATATTAACTGAAACTAATCAATTTGTAATGATAGATAGGCCTACAGAAAATATATATAATGATGAATTAAAAATAGTCAATGATAACAATCATATTATAGTTGATAGTGAAATATCAACAAATACCACAAAAGATACTGATAGAGAATTGTATATTAAAAAAATAAAATTGGAAACAAATTTTTATAATGTTTTTAGAATAACAATTAAATTATTATTGAATGAACCAAATAATTATAAATATAGAGAACAAATTACTCAAATAATAGATAATAATGAAACATTATATACTGAAAAATTAACATTATTGATAAATCTTTTAAAAGATCTTACTAAATTTTATGTTAAATTTGTTCAAGATTATGATGATAAAATAATAGAGATATTAGATGAAATAAGCATATGTTATAATAAATCTAATTGTAATGATAATAAATTTTGTTTAAGTGACAAAAATAATTGTATGATAATAATACCCAAGAAACATCTAATAAATGATGTTGATAATGAAAAAATTTACTATGGAAGGGTAGCCGATGAATTATTAAGGTACAAATTTATTAGAGATTTTTTACTAAAACCACAAGTATATCTTTCACTTAATAAAATAGATTATAATCTTAAAGAAAATGAAATCATCTTATTGGATACATTATTAACACAAGAATATTTTGAAAAATTAATACCTAAACAAATAAATTATTATATTAAAAACAATGTATTTGATGACATAATGCCTAATGTTAGTATTAGATATGACAATAATACAAATTTAGTTAAAAATTTAGATAAATCTAATGATTGTATATTAAAAATTCTTCCTAAAATAAGGGGTCGTTGGGCTAAAATATTCGCTAAAAATTCTGCTGAAATAGTTTATAATAATAGTGAAACTTGTACCTATCAATTAATCATTGATATAGTAAAAGATTTTAAGAAAACAGATATAATTGTAAATGATATAAAACTAGTTTTAATAGATGAATATAAAAAACACAATTTGTCACAGATTAAAATAGATTTAATATTAGCAGAACAAGGTAAAGGTGGATTATTAAAATTATCTTTAAGAAATTCCAATACATTAGAAGATTTAATAATGAGCGATCATTACTATTTAACTAATCTAGATCTATGGATACTTGCAGAATATTATCAGTTACCTATAATTATTATATCAAGCACTAATTTAATTGAAAACAAAAGACCGATATTAATTATGAATGACACGAACATTAACTCTTTTTATTTTATTAGACAACCATCAATTCAAATAAATAAAATACCTTATTATTCATTGATAAGAACTGGTGACAACTTATTAATAGATGTTAAATTAAGTAAAACATTGTTAAAAGGAAATGTAGATTCAGAAAAGTTATTTGCAGAAAAAGACTATCCAGATTCTAAAACATGGATTGAAAATAAAACAACATTTAAGGTTAAAGGTAAAAAAAATAAGTAAATCTAAATATAAAAATCTGGAATAACATCGTTATCCGCTTTTTTTGCTCTAACCTTTTTTGGAATGAATGTATCAAAAATAATTTCTTTAATTTCTTTACATCTTAATTCTTCTTCCTTTTTTTCATATTTTTCTTCATCATCTCCATATTTATCTTTTAATGTTTCTAATTTTTTATTATATTTATCTAATCTTTCAGTATATTCTGGTAATTTTTCTAAAACTAATGCAAATAGTTGTTGACATGGTTTCATTATTTGATTAGTAATGTAATGTGTATAATCTATTTCCAAATTATTGCTAATTATAAATTCTGGTGTTTCAATTCTATCTCCTTGAAGTTTTTCATTACTTTTAATATAAGCAAATTTAATACGATCACCAGGTTTAGGTTTATTACCTGGATCTCTTTTTCCAATTCTTTCTGCTAAAACTTTATGCGCTATTTGTTCTGGGTTTTTATAATTAGACCTTAAAGATTTTGTAATAATAAGTTTTTCTAATGGAACCTTACCTGATGTAAGATCTAATAAAGATGATTTTATAAAATCAACTGCTTTGTCGATATCTTGACTTTTCATCAAAATATCTACTAATCCACCATATGTATCCTTAACAATAGGTGCATTATCCCGGCGTTTTAAAACTATACCCATACTTTTTCTTTTACATTTATTAATATCTGTTTCATACAACATTCCAACATATCTTTTTTTTGATAAAAGAATAAAAGGCATAAATGTTTTTTCATATTCTAAATCATGTGGATATTTCAAAAACTTAGATGCTAATTCACCAGCTTGTTGTGCTAATTCGATAGTTAATTCTAATGCATCGTTGCCTATTATTTTATTACCAGACAAATCGGTCATATCGAACTTAAAGAATACACTATCTGTATCACCATATACATACTCGGCATCTACGATGATTTTACCTTTAGATGTTTCACAAACCATATCTTTATATACTTCTTCAATTATATTTTTAGCATAAATTAATAATTTTCTACCTGTAGCAGTAGTTGAAGCAGCAACATCTTTTTCATAAAAAGTGCTAGTTTTTGCTCCACATTGACCATATAACGAATTTGCTGTAAGCTTAATCGATAATTGTCTTTTATCATAAATATTAGCCATAAATTCATTAGGTGCTGTTTTAATCAACTTTTTTGTTGCTTTTCTTGCAGCCAAAAGTTCATCTAAAACTGATGGCATCACCGCCCTACCTTCTGGAAATTGAGCGAACCTACAAACTTTATAACCTTTTTTGATTTTTATTTCAGCACCTTTTGGAGTTTTTCTAATTTTCTCATAAGTGTCATAAGTAACATCAACATATTTGTAATTAGGTAAATTATCATATATATAGTTACCACTACCATCTCTATGACCAGTTTCTTCTATCAATTCATCCTCTAAATTATACTCCTTTGTCCAAACTTTACTATCATGTGAAATATTTTCACTAATCATAGATGAAGGATAAAGCGAACTATAATCACATACTGCTACAGGTTCATCAGATGTATATATATTACATTTTGGATCTAAAACAATTGCGCCTTCATATCCATCATCATCTAATGATTTATCTAACACAGGCATAACTACGCCTTTTTCTCGACATTTTTTAGCGATGAAACTTGTTAATTTAATACCTTGTCCTCTTAATACTAAATAACTCATCGGCACACTACAAATCTTAGCCATCTCTATAAATCCTGTTATAACATCTATCTTACTTAGTAAATTTTGTACTAAGTTACAATCTTGAATACAATATTTAGCTACTATAGCTCTTTCATCTTTACCTTTTTTAGTCAAGTTAAATATATCTTGTGGTGAAACATCATCTTTTGCTAAACACCAGTTAATTTTTTTTGAACTATCTAGATATATACGCTGTTTTATTGTAAAATGACCTTCTTCTTTATTTACATTAAATACCTCAAATTTTTGTCCATCCATAAACATATCATTTGAATGACCTATTATTTCAAAAACTACATAATTATTATTCTCCAAACCATGTAGATTTTTACTATAAACTATTGTTATTTCTTCATCATCTGGATGATCTATTTTTTTAATAGAATCTGAAATAAAATATCCAGACACATAATCTAGTTTATATGAATCTAAACTGTAATCTCTTCTAAATAAATTATATAAATCTATCTGTAATCTACCAGTCATATTAAAATATTTTAAATTATGTTCTCCACTAGCTAAAAAGGTTGTAGTTTCTTGAATTTTCCATTCTTTTTGTTTTCGCCAACCAGTTGGATCAGGTGGAATACCTGATGACTCGTTTCTGTTTCTAGTTAATCTTAAAAACTTATTAACACAATCGTCGCCTTGTTCTAAAGCTCTATCAAAGAGAAATGAATAATCAAAACCAAAAATATTATATCCTATTATAATATCTGGATCTTCTTTTTCTATTAGTTTTTGCCATGCTAATAAAACTTGTTTTTCACTATTATAACATTCTATTACTGAGCCATCTATTTCTTTACAGTCATTTAAAACAATACAATGATTCAAATATGGCTTATCTTCTCCATAATTAATAAATGTTGATCCTATAAATGTTACTTTATCACCTTCTAAAGGGGGTAAATCACTATTAAATACACGTTTAATTATTTCTATCTTTCTTTCTCTTGCATAATTACCAAGTAGGTTTTCTATAAGTGTTTTGCTAACATCACATTTCTTTGCTCTAGTTTTCTTCTTATCCTCAGCTTCTTCATCTTCTTCATTTTCGTGTTCGTCTAGTTCTTCGATATCCTCTGTATCAATCTCAAAATCTACCATTTGCTTTAATAAAATATTATCAATTATTGCATCAATTTCACTTTCCGTGGGCTTTTTTTTTGGATAAACATTTTCAACACCACATAAGTTATCATATCCAAACATCGTTTTAATAAATCTTTTTAAGACGTTATCAATGGTTTCATCTTTATTCTTATCAAATATTTCCATAAAATTATATGCATTTTTCTTGTATTTTTTTTTCGCCAAAGGAAAGTCTCCATGACTGCTACTAGCCTCTATATCAAAACTACATATTTTGTATGGAACAATAGTATCTTTATCTATCAACGATTCTATTGCCTTATAAGGAACCTTAAATTCATATTTACATTTAGACACTTTGTCAAAACACTTGTCGATATCTTTGGTGTATACACGTATCCAACCTGATGGACTAATTTTTCTCATATGGAAAAATCTTAATACTGGTGTAATATTAGATTCATATAAATAAAAGCTCTCTTTCTTATATTTAAAACCATTTTTTTTTAAACACCAAGCTCCACGATTTTTATCGAACCTATTAACTATATCCTTATTCTCTTCATACCATAAATTTTTAACTTTATTAAAACAACGCATGTTATTAAATCTCATTAATATAAAGTAATGATCTTTCTGTGCATCAAAACCATATAATTTCTTTTTTTTAACTAAGGCACATTCACATATACTATCTTGGTAATATTCACCAATAATAGCTTTTATATATTCTACAAATTCATTTTTATCGTTTTTATTCCATTTAAACTTATTTGGAATTTTAATGTAAAAGTATGGTTTAAAATCATCTATTAATAGCGAAAATGTTTCTCTTTTTTCATTAATACCAAAGATTTGAATATTAAAATAATAATTACATTTACCATAACAACTCTCATTGTTTTCGATATCGGTAGTTTTAAAGTCTATTAGTTTAATGTCATAAGACATTTGATATATATGTCATATTAATTTATAATTATATTCAATTTTAAATATAATTATTATTCAGATTGATATATTGTGTATGTAATTTGTATACTATTATTACATAAATCAATTGATACTGCATTTCCAGAATTATCCATATAATTATTTCTTATTCTAGTTAATAAATTTGAAAAGTTTTCTTCAGAATAGTTTGTATTATTTTCATTTTCATTCTGATTTTCATTTTCATTTTCATTTTCATTTTCATGGTTATCATTATTTGTCTCAGCATTAACGAACGATCTTGTGCTATTTCTAATATCATATCTACAAATAGGACATCTAACACTATTATTAAAATGTTGACGTAAACCTTCTTCTGAAAAAACATGACCACAATGATTTATTTTCATAACTCTACTATCATCATTAAACTGATTTAATGTTATTGAACAGAATGTATATTGTGATTTTTCGTCATCAGTTAAATTACCATAACGCAAGACAGAACAGCTATTACCTATTTGTATTAATGATGCAGATACATTTACTGGATTAAAAAATGTACTTGGAATGATAGTGGGTATTCTTCCAATATTGTTAATTTCTCTATCAGGGTAAAAGTTCCTAACTGGTCTATAAATATTACTTTGTCTATTTCTGGTAGAAAACCTAGAACGATTATTTTCGAAATCTCTACAAATTAAGTAAGATAGTGCACGTTCGTTATCACTAGAATTTTCTAAAATATAACGATATAAACGCTGATTTTCTCTTGAATAACTTAAATAGCTCATCAACAAATTATTGGTCATATAATTATAATATATTTAAAATATGTTTAAATATATTAATTATCTATACTTATGAATAAATATGTTAACAAAGGAATAACAGGACTACAAAATCTTGGAAATACTTGTTTTATAAATTCTGCAATACAATGTTTATTTAATGTACAAGAACTTAATTTATTTATGGATAAACTAGAAATTAAAAAACTTAATAATAAACCTGATAGTATTCTTTTAATTGAATGGAATAATTTACGAGAACTGGTTTTTAAAGATAATTGTATTATATCTCCAGTAAGATTTATAAATACTATTAGAAAAATATCATCTATTAAAGATAAAGATATTTTTACTGGAATAGCACAAAATGATTTGCCTGAATTTCTTTTATTTATTATTGATTGTTTTCATAATTCTTTAGCACGTGAAGTAAATATGACTATTGAAGGTTCTATTAAAAACGATAAAGATAAAGTTGCTAAAGAATGTTACAAAATGATGAAAAATATGTACAAAAATGAATTTTCAGAAATATTAACATTTTTTTATGGAATACATGTTTCTAATATAGTTTCAATTCAAAATAACAAAATTTTAAGTTCTTGTCCAGAACCTTTCATGAATATAAGTTTATCAATACCTAATGTAAATAATCCAAATATATATAATTGTTTTGATGATTATCTAAAAGAAGAAATATTAAAAGATGATAATGCATGGTTTAATGATAAAACAAATTCTAAAGAGAATGTTATAAAAAAATTCAGAATTTGGAGTTTGCCAAAAATAATGATAATTGATTTTAAAAGGTTCACAAATAATTTAGATAAAGATAATAGATATATAACATTTCCTATAAACAATTTAGATATGCGAAAATATATTGATGGGTATAATTCTGCAGATTATATTTATGATTTATTTGGTATATGCAATCATTTGGGTGGAACAAAAGGTGGTCATTATAATTCATATGTTAAAAATTTAAATGGAAAATGGTATTTATATGATGATACAGAGGTAATAGAAATTACTGATGTTGAAAATTTAGTATCATCAAATGCTTATTGTCTTTTTTATAGAAAAAAAACTTAATATTATATATAAGAATGAGTGATTATATGGCAAGTATTAATAATTATTTTAGTAATTTACCTAAATTAAATACAGGAATAAACAAAAATGATCAATATACATCTGTTAAAACTAACGCTATTCAGATAAGTAATTACACATATGTATTATCATTTTTAGCTATTATAGTTATATTTGTGATTTTTAGTTTTTTTAATATTTCATTTTTAAAAAAAAGTAATGACAATAATCCTTTATACAAATTATTAGAAATATTGATTGTATCATTTGGTTTAGTAGTTACTATGATGGTTTTACTTAATTATTTACTAGGAATTGATGTCAGTGCAAAGTTGGATATAGATGAAGAAAATAAACCTAATGTAGAAATAGTTGTTGAGAATGAGTTACAAGAACTACCTGCAATAATACAAAATAATAAAGAAGTATTTCATTTACCACAAAATATATATAAATACAAAGATGCAAAAGCCGTATGTAAGGCATATGATTCTGAATTAGCAGATATTAAAGATGTTCAGAAAGCATACAAAAATGGCGCAGAGTGGTGCAGTTATGGATGGTCAAAAAATCAGATGGCATTATTTCCAACACAATACAAAACATGGGAAAAATTACAGAAAACTGGTAAGTATAAAAATATTTGTGGCCGACCAGGGATTAATGGAGGATATATTAAAGATCCTAATAAAAAATATGGTGTTAATTGTTATGGATATAAACCTGAAATTAATGCAAAAAATAGAAAATATATGGATAATTTAACACTTTACCCCACTACTACTAATGAAAGTATTAAAGATAAAGAAATACAATATTATAAAGATAATATTCATAATATTATAGTTGCACCATTTAATTCTTCTAGTTGGAATGACTAATTACATATAGAAACTCTTATAATATTCATTATTTTCTTCTTTCTTAATTATTTTGTTAATTATTTCTGGTGTTACTTTAAACGGAAACTCTACCTTTAAAGATATATCTTCTTCAAACAGATTTGTATCTGGTTTCATTAATCTATATAAATTTAGTTTGGTATATACTATTTCAATACATCTCTTAAGATTTCTAACACCTTTCTCTTTATCAGTGTAATTATCAATTATATATTTTATTGTATCTTCTGTAATAATGATTTCTTCACTATTGAAGTTAACATTTTTAACTATCTTTGGTATTAAATAATCATTCGCTATAATTGTTTTCTGTTTAACATCATAACCCGAAGTTTGTATTCTGTACATTCTATCTTTCAAAATAGGATTAATCTTATCCTCATCATTATAACTAAATATAAATAAAACTTTGCTTAGATCAAATTCTATTTCCGAAAAATATTTGTCATGAAATTTATCATTTTGAGTTGTATCAGTCAAATGTGTAAGAATACCTATTATCTCTTCTCCTTTAGGAGTATCACTAACTTTATCCAACTCATCGAAATATATAACCGGGTTCATACACTTACTCTTAATAATAATGTCTATAATTTTACCAGAATTAGATCCTTCATAAGTATAACTATGACCCTCCAGAAAACTACTGTCTGTGGCACCACCTAAAGCTATAAATGCAAAAGGTCTTCCAAGTATTTTGCTAATACCCTCTTTTACAAGTGTAGTTTTACCTGTTCCCATAGGTCCCTTTATAGCTATAGCAGTTCCTACAGAATCAGGATTTGAAATTAGTTGACCTATAAATTGCATTATTTGAATTTTAGCATCATTTAATCCATATGTTGCATTATCTAAACTTTCTTTCGCCGAAGCCATAAACTCATGGCATTTCTCTGTTCCATCATTAATATTCACTGGAAGATTGCAAAATTTATTAAAAGGTATTTGCATAAATGTATCTACCCAATTTTTAACTTTATTATACTCACCTTCGCCTGGTGCCATATATTTTAGTGTATTTATTTTACGTAATGCAATTGATTTATATACATCAGGAATATTAGATTCCAGTAAGCTTATTCTATAAGGTTTTGCTGTTGAAGTAATGTTATTTACTCTTTGCAATTGTTTTATAATTTTTTTTTGATCATTGATATTCATTTTTCTAAAGTATTTATAATCATTTAGCACATTTTTAGCTTTAATTAACTTATTAAACTTCTTATAATTCTTCCCTTTTATTTTATTTTCCTTTCTTCTCTCATCTCTCTTAATTTCTTTTAAATCATCGTTTATACATTCTTCATAATCTGTAAGAACCTTGCTTAGTTTTTCTTTACTTTTACCTTTACCTTTACCTTTACCTTTACGATTATCAATCATCTGCTTGATAGTTTCCAAAAATTCTATATCATCTTGCTTTGAATCTGTGTTAACTTTTTTAGCTTTATCGACATCTTCATCTTCATCTTCATCTTCATCTTCATTTTCAGCTTCAGCTTCAGCTTCATCTTCATCTATATCTTCATCTTCATCTTCATCTTCATCTTCATCTACATCTTCATCTTCATCTTCATCATAATCTTCATCATCTTCATCTTCATCATAATCTTCATCTTCAACTCCACCTATAGTAAATATAATATTAAAATTACCTTTCGAGTCTGTCATTACATCTTCTTCTTCCTCTGTTTCCCATTCTTCTTCTGAGGAATTATCTTCCTCATTATCGCTTTCTTTGTCCTTATCTTTGTACTTTTTTTTTGTAATTTTTTTCTCAATCTTACCTTTATTCTTATCTTTATGTTTATCTTTGTTTTTTGATATTTTTTTATCATTTAATTTTTCGGTTAGATATTTAGAAGGAAATATCTTATTTAAAAATTTTTGATATTCTGCTGGATCCATCTCTTCTTCGCTAGAACAATCAGAATCATAATCTGAATCAGAATCTTTAGAATTACTTTTTAATTTTGTTTCTTCCTCCTTTTTTTTACTACGAAGATTATAATTACTTTTCTTATTAGTGTCTTTTTTTGGAGCCATATTAATATTGTGATATTATATATTATTTATATAGTTTCAATTTATTAATTAATAAATTGAAACTATCTAAATATTATCCTATAAATATAAGGAGATTATGGAAAAAAATCCTAAATGTTCCAAGATAATAGGTATACAATTTAGTATTCTATCTTCTGAAGAAATCAAAAAACAATCTGTAGCTAACATTACTTCTCGAGATACATTTATTAACGGTAAACCTGTTATAGGAGGATTATTTGATCCGCGGATGGGAGTTTTAGAACCAGGATTTATATGTCCAACGGATGGACACAATTATATAGATACCCCAGGTTATTTTGGACATATGGAGTTAGCTAAACCAGTTTACTATATACAATATTTACCAACAATTCTTAAGATACTTAGATGTGTTTGCGTTAAATGCAGTAAGCTTTTGATTAATAAGGAAACTTATAAACATTTGCTTAAAATGGATAATGAAAAAAGATGGAATAATGTATTCGCATTGGCCAGTAAAATTAAAAGATGTGGCGATTCAACTACAGACGGATGCGGTTGCAAACAACCTTCAAAAATTAGAAAAGAAGGATTATCTACTATATTTGCAGAATGGGAAAATATAGATGGATCTACTATTCAAAATAATGAAAATTTAAGTTTGAAATTGACACCTGAAATGGTTCTCAAAATATTTAAGAGAATATCAGATGATGATGTTAATTTTATGGGGTTCAGTTCCATATTTTCGAGACCCGATTCTATGATATGTCAAACATTGGCAGTACCACCACCTGCTGTAAGACCTTCGGTTAAACATGACGCTCAACAAAGAAGTGAAGATGATTTAAGCCATATACTTGTAAATATTATAAAAGCAAATAAAACCTTAGAAGAGAAAATACAACAAAACGCATCTGCCAACGTTATCGAAGATTGGAGTACTGTTTTACAATATTATATTGCTACAATGGTAGATAATAAAATACCTGGTGTAGCATCGGTTGCTCAGAGGTCGGGTAGACAACTCAAAGCTATTAAAGAAAGACTTAGTGGAAAACAAGGTCGTGTTAGAGGTAATTTAATGGGTAAAAGAGTAGATTATAGTGCTAGATCTGTTATTACACCAGATCCTAATCTTTCTATTAGAGAGCTAGGTATTCCTATGAAGGTTGCTAAAAATATTACAAAACCAGTTTATGTTAATGAATTTAATAAAAAATTCTTATTAAAACTAGTACAGAATGGGCCAGATGTTTACCCTGGTGCTAAAATCTTGCAAAAAAAAAATGGTGATAATATATCATTAAGATATATCGATAGAAATTCTGTTGTATTGCAAATTGGTGATGTCGTTCATAGACATATGATGGATGGTGATGCTATTTTATTTAATAGACAACCTACACTTCATAGAATGAGTATGATGTCGCATATAGCTAGAGTTTTACCAAAAGGCGACACTTTTAGAATGAATGTAGGATGTACAAAACCATATAATGCCGATTTTGATGGAGATGAAATGAATTTACATATGCCGCAAGACGTAGAGGCCGAAACCGAATTAAGAAATCTCGCAGCGGTTCCTTATCAAATAATAAGTCCTGCTAACAATCAGTCTATTATTGGTATATTTCAAGATTCTCTTTTGGGTTGCTATAGATTTTCTAGAAAAGATATTAAATTTACACCAAGAGAAGCTATGACATTAATGGTTAATGTTTCTAATTTTAATAAAGATATTTTTGTTAACAGAGAAATGGTAACTAACTTTGATTTATTATCACAAATAATTCCTAAAATGTCTATAAATCAAAAAACTAAAGCATTTAAAGATCATGAAGATAAAAAAACTAGTAATAATATTATTGAAATTAAAAATGGCAAATATATAAGAGGTCAAATTGATAAAAGTGTTTTGGGTTCTGGTACTAAAGGATTAATTCAAAGAATATTCAATGATTTTAGTCAAATGTCATCTTCTAATTTTATTGATAATATTCAGTTTATTGTTAATGAATATATGAAATATAGTGGGTATAGTGTAGGTATCAGTGATTTAATTGCAGACGAAAAAACTAATAATACTATTTCACAAATTATTGTTGATAAGAAAAGAGAAGTCAAAGAATTGATAGATGAAACTCATTTAGGTGTATTTGAAAATAATACAGGGAAATCTAATGTCCAAGAATTTGAAACAAGAATAAATAATATTCTTAATGAAGCTAATGCAAAAGCTGGTAAAATAGGAAAAGAAAGTTTGAGCTCTTCCAATCGTTTTGTAATAATGGTAAATGCTGGTTCTAAAGGAAGTGATATTAATATTTCACAAATGATATCTTGTTTAGGTCAACAAAATGTAGATGGTAAGCGTATACCTTATGGATTTGATAATAGAACTTTACCACATTTTACTAAATTTGATGATTCTCCAAATGCGCGGGGATTTGTTGAAAATTCATTTATTAGTGGATTAACACCCGAGGAACTATTCTTTCATGCTATGGGTGGTAGGGTTGGTCTAATAGATACTGCTGTAAAAACTTCACAAACTGGATATATTCAAAGAAGACTTATTAAAGGTATGGAGGATATTTATTGTGCATATGATGGTACTGTTAGAAATAACAAAGGAAAAATTATACAATTAAAATATGGTGATGACAACATAGATACTACTAGGGTTGAAAATCAGCAAATACCTATATGTAAAATGACACTTGATGAAATATACATGTATCTAACATTTCCAGTTGATAAAGATTTGCTAAAACTTACTTTTACTTCTGATGCTCTAAAAAAATATAAAAAACAATCTAATGACCTAAAGATTAAAGAAAAACAATATATTGATTATTTTATTGAAAAAAGAAAAGATATTGTTAAATATGTATTTAAAAATACAGACAATTCTGTTGTACATATACCAGTAGCATTTAGTTATATAATCAATAATATCAAAAATCAATTCAATATTATCTCTTCATCTAAAACTGATATAACACCTTTAGAGGCTTTTGAAATTATAGAATCTGGAATAAATAAATTAGATAATAGTTTTCACTATAAACCTACCGAACTATTTAAAACTATGTACTATTACTATTTATATCCTAATGATTTATTGGTCTTAAAACATTTTAATAAAAAATCTTTGATCACATTGACTGAGATGATAATTTTACATTATAAACAAGCTATTATTTCTCCAGGAGAAATGTGTGGTATGATATCTGCACAATCTATAGGTGAACCTACGACACAAATGACTTTAAATACATTTCATTTTGCTGGTGTAGCTAGTAAATCTAATGTTACTAGAGGTGTACCTAGAATTGAAGAGATTTTGTCTCTTTCTGAAAATCCCAAGAACCCATCTGTCACAATATTCTTGAAACAAAATGAACAAACTAACAAAAATAAAGCTCAAGAATATATTCCTATTTTAGAACATACTAAACTTGTAGATATTGTAAAATCTGTTGAAATATTATTTGATCCTGATGATATGAATACTATAGTTGAACAAGATAGAGTTCTACTTTCACAATACAGAGAATTCAAAAATATGCTAGCTGAGTGTGTCGAAAATGAACTTGATGAAGATGAAAATATGTCTAAATGGATACTACGATTAACAATGGACAAAGAAAGTATGCTCGATAAAAATATTAATATGGATGATGTTAACTATATGGTTAACAATACTTATGGTGAAGAATTATCATGTATTTATTCTGACTATAATGATAAGAATCTTGTTATTAGAATTAGAATGACTAATTTATTGCAAAATAAAAAAAAGAAAAAGTCTTCATTGGACCAATCCGATGATATACATATTCTTAAAACTTTTCAAGAAAATTTGTTAAATTCTATAGTTTTAAAAGGTGTGAAAAATATTGGGAAAGTTATACTAAGAAAAATAACTGATAATTTAAGTTTTATTGATGGCAATTTTAAAAAGGAAGAGATATGGGTATTAGACACTGTTGGAACTAATTTAATGGACATTCTATCATTAGATTTTATAGATGAAACAAGAACTTACAGCAATGATATTATTGAAATATATAAAATATTTGGAATAGAAGCTGTTAGACAATCAATTTATAATGAACTTGTTGAAGTTATAGAATTTGATGGTTCATATATTAACTCACATCATTTAGATTTACTATGTGATAGAATGACTACGTCCATAAGATTGTGTTCCATATTTAGACATGGAATTAATAATGATGATATTGGTCCAATTGCAAAAGCTTCATTTGAAGAAACACCTGAAATGTTTTTAAAAGCTGCTCGACATGGTGAACTGGATCATATGAGAGGTGTTTCAGCGAATATTATGTGTGGTCAAGAAGGTTTCTTTGGAACTAGTTCTTTTAAGGTTGCATTAGATATTGATTTAATGGCCAAAATACAACCTGCATCTTTTGAAAGTAGTAAGAGCGATATAGATGATCTTCTCGATAAAGTAGAAGATCCTAACGATGAATGTAGTACATCTAATATTTCTATTCAAAATAATATCTCTAATTTTGAAAGTAAAGACAATTTAGACGACGATGACTACAATATAAATTTCTAAATCGCTTAAAAATATTTATATAATTATATAATAATGTTTTTATTACATAAATATCTATTCTATGAATTAATAGAATATACTATTGATAATACTTTTTTATCTGATGATGAAAAAAATATTTGTAAAAATTTATTATTATCCGTTAATGTTGAAAATAAACATTTTAAGTGTTTTAAATTCTATATATACAACAATATATTTACCGAACAAACAATAAAAGATAAGTGTCTAGAAATATTTTCTAAATCACAATCATATTTTAAAAGTTTTGAAAAATGTGCAAGGCATTATCGCTATAAAAAACTTCCATTATTAAACGATATGGATTTTCTATCATTATCTAAAATCGAAATCAACGCTAATACCTGTATTATTGTGGATAAGAATGTTAAATATTCTTTTAAAATATGCGATTTAATAAAAATTATTAATAACTCATTATTATCAAGAATAGATTATTTTTATCCAGACCCAAAAGAAATTAAAAATCCTTATAATAATTTACCTTTTGACATATCTACATTGTATAATATTTATTTTAATATTAAAAACACAAAAATAATTATGCCAACATTATTTCATTTATATATGATGGAAGGATTTAATCTTACTAACTTTGCCAATAATCATGAAACATTATTACGTGATATACTAATACAAAAATATATAAACTCTCTTAATAATATTAAATTTATAACACAAATGAAAAGAATGTTTAATGATGATAAAACAATAGGATCTGCTAATAAAAAACGTTTTAAACTTATACATAGAAATGTAAGTTACTTTGATCTGTTAAATATATTTAAACCATTTGTTAAAACATATTTATATGTTGTATATACATTGAATTGTAATAAAAAAATAATTATGAAAAATGAGTTATCTAAAAAAATAACTGGATTTTTTTTAGAAAATCCTAAGTTTGGTAGAAAATTTCAATCTACTAATAACTTATCTATTTTCGGTGTAGATAAGCATATAGTTACATATAACTTAAAAGTTAAAAATAACTATCATTCAATCAATATTAATAATATTTCATTACCTCCTTTAACCGAATGGGCTACTACCGAAAGAACCTATACACCTCCCGTACCTCCTTTGCGATTACTACCAAATAATAATATACAAGAAAATAATGTTTTAATACAAAGAGATACCACAGAACAATGGCCTCATATTTTAACTGAAACAGAAACAGATGATGAAAATGAAAATGAAGATGAAAATATAGATGAAAATGAATATAGTTTATTTGTTAATTCGCTTATTGATTTACATGAGTAATCATTTATTTTTAAATGTTCGTCTTTTTCTTTTTCTTTTACCACCAAAATGCTGAAATTTTCTAGTACGTAATTTAGGTATTCTATACTCTTCTATTATAAAATGTGCCATACTTATCGTATCTGTGTCACCATCAAAAACCTTAGCATTATTACCTGAAATTTTAGCTATTGTTGGTATGTGTGTGAAATTTTGCCAACCATTTAAATAATTATTATCAATATTATCTGTATTAACAGATGCTATATCTATATTATTATCATTATAACCCATCCTTCTAATTATTTTAGGAACATCATTCCACGATTTTTCCATTGCTACACAATGTGGACATTCTGGTGAATGAAATTTAACTATTATTGGTTTTCTTCTCTTTATATATCTATTATACCTTTGAATTTTTTTTAAATCCTTAGGTTTATCTATTTTTATAATTTGCATCTATATATTATATAGAGATTATATATAAATGATTAAATTATTAGTACCATTTATAATATTTTTACTTGGTTTATACATATCATTAAATTATTCTAGTCATTCTTTTAAGGATGGTTTTGTAGGCGATGACGACAATTGTCCTGACTTATTAGTACAACAAGGAACAGAATTACATCTTCTTAATACTAAAAAAGCTAAAATACCTGGAGTTAATCCTATTAAATTTGAAAATCTTGAAGAATATGTTGAATATTTAGATTGGCAAAATTATCATGGTATTAAATGTCCTGTTTTACATTTTCAAAAACAATATGATGCACAGGGACAAGAAATTTACAAAATTAAAGATTACATTTCTGATGAATTAGATTTACCTATTAGTCAAAAATATGATGCTGAAATATCAGAACTTATGGATGCCAACTATAATGGCAACAAAAACTTACATTTTCAAGGCTATGATAAAGATAACCAATATATAGGTCAATATAATAAATTAGATCAAAAATTTAACGAAGATTGTAAAGGCATCAACTTAAATGCTATGCATACTTGTTGGTCTGGTGAAGAAGCCTCTAAAAATGCATTCCCTGATAAAATAAATTGATTAATATTAAATAATTTAATTTAATATTAATGGAAATTAAAAAATATATCAATTACAATGATATTAAATTTTTACCTCCTCCACCACATGGTTTAAGAAGATCGTGGGCAGATTCATCTTCCGCGCTTGAAATAGCTTCTTTGTCAGAATATAACAAAAATCGTGCCATGAAAGAACTTGAAAATCTAATTAGTCATATTGATGAAATTAAGTATAATAAATTAATCTATAAAGAATATGCTATAATTTTATCAAAAATTATAAAAAAATATACTAATATAGGATATCATCATACAACTATTTATAAAAAAGCTATTATTGATTATATTATGGATATTAATTGTACAAGATTTAATACTTATTTGTGAATTATTTCATATTTGGATCTACAAATTCCATCAAATTATATTCATGACTCTTATTTTTTTCATCTTCCCAATTTGTAATATAGTTATTATCTAAATTTGCTAAATGACTTTTAATATCTACATTACACTTATCATTATATTCTGGATGACACCACCGCCCTAAAGGCATAATATTTGTATTTTTAGGAATTGTCATATGAATGCTTTTCATAAATCGAAGCATATTTTAAATTTATTATTATCTTATTAAACCTTTTAAATTTTTAAATATTTTATTATATTTGCAATGGCAGGTTTAGACATTTTCCTTTGTTTACCTGTTGCCGTTTCCACCATCAATCCATCTAAACTATTTGGATCTTTTCTCAACGCATCCAACAAACATCCTAAACTATTGTATTCTTCCATTATTCGTGATGCTATTGCCAAACTTACACTTGGTATTTGTGTAAGCATTATCACATCTATGTTTTCTAAAGTAATATTATCTTTTTTAGTAGTTTTTATAGTTGTAGTATAGTCTTTACTATCTTCTTGTGATTTATAATAATAACTCTCTTTTTTGTCTTTCAATAACTTATTATAAAATCTAAATATTATCTCAAATGTTTCATTTAGATTTTTTGTCTTAATAACCGAAAATCCTTTAAAATATAAAATAGAAAACATACTAGAATATAATGCATCTTTTGTAACTGGATTTTGTATCGGTGGTGGTCTATAATAGTCCATATCACCTTCTATTAAATAAATTATATTATGATTATGCAATCTATGACTATCTAGTCGCATTGATTGTTCATGATATCTACCATCCTTAATACTGCTTGCTAAATCTTTTAAGGTTTTTCTCTCAAATACTATCAATTCATTTAATGAACTATCTAAAAATCTTATATCTCCCAGCTCTAAATTTACTGCTTTATAATCTATATTTTTATCATCTAAAACTTTTATTAAGGCTTTTTCTCTATAATCTATTTCTAAATTTATCATTTAAAATTATTAATTTATAACTTTAAATGATTTAATTTACTTTTTTTTATGCGCACAACAAACAGTTGATCTATATAAAGCGAAAACAATTGAACGTGATCTACCGGCGGTTGATACTAATCCTTGTTTAGCATTGCCACCACCCTGATTTCTAGTTGTGTAGAGATTTGAACCCATTCCTTGTACAGGCATTATACTATTAATATATATTTTATTTTTATTTAAGGCTATTAAACTATAACATTATATACTATGACTACAGATATATCTAAATCCATCAATAATGATGATGATATTGTAAAGATAGGAAATGAAGAATTACTATTTAATCCTTATAATCATAATAATACAGAGATTACATTGGATGATATCCAATCTATTCT